GCCTATCCTAGACGTAAACAACGGATATGCTATCTTTATAAGCACTCCACGGGGAAAGAATCACTTCTATGATCTAATGTGTATGGCCAAATACAATCCCAATTGGTTTTGTGAGGTTCTTAGCATTAAGGACACCAATGTGCTAGGAGAAGAAGAGATAGACAATATTAGAAAAGAAGGTGTATCAGAAGAGCTCATCCAACAAGAATATTATTGCTCATTCAACCGAGGCGTGGAAGGCTCATATTATGGTAGACTTATTGAAAAGGCTCGTGATGACCATCGCATTTGCAATGTTCCGTACGATACTCGTACTCCTGTTCATACTGCTTGGGACATTGGTTATGGGGACTCGACTTCTATTACGTTTTGGCAAGAAGTTGGAGGGGAAGTACGTATCATTGATTTCTACGAGGCTCAAGGAGAAGGAATAGCGCATTATGCTAAACTCATACAAAGCAAGCCGTATGTGTACGGGACACATTATCTCCCTCATGATGCGGGATCTGGTTCGATCCAAACAGGCAGAACCTTGCAGGATGTGGCATGGGAACAAGGCCTCAAGACAACGGTTTTGGAAAGAGAGACAGATATATCTATTGGAATTGAAGCAACAAGAGCGCTACTCAGTATTAGTTATATTGACGAGAACAAATGCAAGCACCTCATCAAGTGTTTGGAAAACTATCACAAGAAGTTTAATGAGAAGACTCAAGCGTATAGTGAAGCTCCCTTACATGATTGGTGCTCTCACGCTGCTGATTCTGTACGCTATATGGCCAATGCGAGGACGCAGTTCGGCAGGGGGCCAGGGTCATTGACGGCTGATAAGCTCCAGCAGCTCAAGACTAATGCCGGTTATGGGCCCAAGCAGGCTCCAAGATTAGGGCCACAAAGTCCGTTTATTGGGAGATAGCGTTAAAATAACTCATCGTATATAAGAGATATTTTACACGAGGTGCATTGTGACTAGTGGCATGCTGGAGCGTTCTCAGGTCGTCCCAAATGTATATCAAAACTTTTACGAAGAGGGAAAACCGGATATCGTAGCCGAGGCAGACGCACGCTACCAGTCCAATCTTTCCGCGTGGCAGCTATTCTTCTGGGAACAACTCATAGATCGGAAGGTGTATCTTGGAGATCAGCGTTATCTTAATCTCTATTCCGGACTCAACTACGAGCATCAAAAATATATCTTTAATGCGTCGATGCCCGTTGTCAATATGGTGTGTGGACGTCAACGACAGCATCGAAAAGCTACCCAAATTCTCCCTGTGCATGGCGCGAGTAGTCAGACAGCTTCCCAAGCAACAAAAGCGTTGCAATCCGCTTACTCAAATGACGATACCTACAACACAATAAGTAGTTGTTTCAAAGAAGCTGCGGGCATCACAGGATTAAGCCTAATGCATTCCTGGATTGATTATAGACGTGATCCGATATGCGGTGATCTCAAGACAGAATGCTTCAGCGCTGATATGGTAATGATGGATGCTTTTTGGCGTGAGATGGATTTGAGCGACTGTCAGTTTATACGCACCCGAAAGTATCTGTGGAAAGAACAGGTGAAGCAAATGCTTCCTGGGCGTGAGCGCGATATCGATCTTCTCAATGACCAGGCTTACTTCGACACCAAGTTTACGTTCATGCCCCAGCAGTACAACATAAGGCGTAAGGGATTCCTCGCCTACGATGAGTATTGGTATTTGACGGAAAGAATGGCTACGTTTATTGTCGATCCACAGACGTATGAGTCTACAGAAGTGGAGTTTGACAAAGAGGATCTAGCTAATCTCAAGGCTCGATTTCCCGATGTCGTTGTAGTTAAAGAAAAAGTACCAACGGTGCATCTTGCGATTATCGTCAATAATACTTGTTTTTATAATGGCCCTAACCCACTGGGTATTGATTTTTATCCTTTCACCCCATTTGTGGGCTATCATGACCTGGCAAATAACAATTACTCATTCCGTTATCAAGGAATTATTAGAAACATACGTGATCCCCAATACCTTTATAACTATCGCAAGCAATTAGAAATGGATTTGCTTGCTGCGCAGTTTTCTGGCGTAGACGTAGAGGAAGACGCATTAATTGACGATCAAGACGCTTTCAAGGTGGGTCCAGGGAAAGTAAGATTCTTTAAAAAAGGGCGCCTTCAGGCTATAATGGATAAGCCGGGCGCGAATATTAACCCAGCTAACTTCAATGTTACAGAGTTTCTAAAACAGGATATACAATCAAATGCAGGAGTTACGCCTGAGTTATTGGGGCAAGCGGAAGATTCTGACGTTGGTATCACTGAGCAACTTAGACAAGGTGCTGCGCTCACCACACTTCAAGAGCTTTTCGATAATCTTGACCTATCGCAACGTAATGCAGGTCGTCTACACTGGGCTCTTATTCAAAAGAATTATACCTTGGGAAAAATCAGACGAATGATCGAGGAGGAGCCAACCAATGAGTTCCGAGACAAGTCATTCCAGAAATATGATGCGGTCGTAACAAATGCGCCTCTTACGGCTACGACGAAACAGCTCTCGTTCTTACAGAAATACACGCTTTGGAAGGACGGTTTGCCGATTCCTCCTGCTCAACTACTTGAAGACCTCGTCATACAAGATAAAGATAAACTTATCGCAGCGATCGAAGAAAACCAAAAAATGGAACAACAGCAGCAGCAACAAATGGCTCAGCTTCAGATGCAGAATCAGCAAGTTGTTAATGAATCTCTGCAGTCTAAGGCGATGAGCGATCGCGCATTGGCCGAAGAACACATTCAGAAGGGTCGCCTTGAGCAATTCCAGATTGCAACGGCACATAACAAGTCTGAGCACGAGAAAGCGGCAGCAACGCTTGATATGGTGAAAGCTGTCAAAGAAGTGGAATCTATGCATGTAGAGGACATAGTCAAGGTATTTACCTTGATAGAAAATATTAGAAAAGGGCAGGATGAAACTGCTATCAAAAAACAAGAGGTTTTCAATGGGACACAGTCATAAAAATACGTCCATGGGTGGGCGTGAAGGAAGAGGGAATAGTGGACCAGACTATTCTAAGATTAAGGAAAATGTAGATCCAAAACCACCAGCAGGTGCTAGCAATAGCTATGAGATGGTGCGTAAGAAGATCGATCGTCATGATGAAGCATCATTGGCGAAGAAGCCTTATACTCGCGAAAAGATGATGAATAAATAATTTATGTTTCATTACCTTAATACGGCAAGCACGCTCAGGCTGTAACAGGCGGAGGAAGCGTTACGTTAAATTCGTAACAATGGGTAATGAAATATTTTTAAAGGATAAACTATGTCAAGAATAAAGATCATTCCAGAGGCTAGAAAGCCTTTTGAACCAAAGAATAAGAATCTAAGCGACACACGGCCTAGATTCACTCCTCCAGGTGGAAAACCGCCATTGCCATTGCAAGAATCATACAATCGGCAGGGGACTGATGGCGTTCCCGCTAGCAAGAAAAACGTAGGATAACACTATGAAGAAGCAAGAAAAACATCATGAGAAACACATGATGGATGAAATGATGAAGCATGGAAAGAAAAAGAAAAAACACCATCCGATGAAGCATTCTAAAGAAGAGATGCATGAAGCCTACAAACACATGAAGAAGCATGGCGGCTAATGGAGTGGACTGGTGATTCTGAATTACTAGTGGCAGATAAAGTTTATGATGTCTCAAATCCTAAATGGATAAAAAATTTGATAAGGATATTAGAAAATGACCATGATACCCCCCAAGATCAAGAAGCTTCCGAAGCTCCATAAGCCTGCTCCTGGCTATATCAATAAGCCGCAGCAGAGTTCTTCCAATAGCAATCGCAGCCTGTACATGGGCGGGGCTAAGATGGTAAGATAATGGTCAAGAATAGCGACAAGACCTACGGCGCCTTGATGCTCGAAGCTCGCTCCAAAACAGAACGGCAAGAGATTGGTGAGACTACTGAGCCCATCATGCAGCGTTTCCAAGAAATTATCGAAGACGCAGTCCAAAAGAACTATGAGAATGGCATCACAGGCAAATACTACATTCACATCTGGGTACAGAAAGAGCCGTATGCCCAAAATGCCCTACATATTTACCCGCAGTGTCGTCGTACTAGACCTAGTCCATACCAAGGCAGTGACCATTATCTTTGGTCTGTCATGGATGGAGGCCAAGTTAACTTTGAATGGTGCATACCAAAGAAAGAGGTGCTTGCGTACATCCTCGCGCATCCTAATGAGTTTGATGCAGACTACGTGAGGATGCTTAGGAGATATGTAGGGGACAAGCTAGAACACATTTCAGACTACCTTGTGGACGGGAAAGTTATTTAATCTCCGAGTGATGGGATCGAACCATCGATGGATGCATCAACCGTGAAAAAAGTTTTTATCAGCGAATGGAACTAGATAATCTCTATAGAATATAAGTAAATTCAATCTGTTGTGAGGCACACACACGCAATTTTTCATATCATCAAACTCATCTATTGAATCATATGCGATTAAATAAAATTCTTTTTCTGTTTGTGAACACGTCACTTCATATACACAAATGCGAAATGTTCCATCCTCATTTCCTTCATTTAATGTCCATACGTAACATTTACACCATACACCAATACATTTACATTTTTTAAAAAAATCCTCCGCGCAATCGTTTTCACCCCACTCTAACCAACATTTTAAAGAACTTCCTAATATTGGAATGCCAATTCTGTTTCCATCTATTTCAATAGTAGGGATCATTTAATCTTCCTCTTTTTTTAGATCAGGCCTTCCGACCTTTTCCCATAAATCATTTTTCTCTTGCTGATTCATTCCGGCATGATCCAGGAGAGCATCATAAAAATCTGCACGTGTGATAGCTTCTCTGACATCCACATCGTTAAATTTAGACATCCTATCTCTCAATTCTTTTGAAAATAAAAAATCTTTCCCGTTCATATC